CTGCTAGCATGGAAAATGGCACAAATAGCCGAGTTCTACAACCGTGCACTTCTGGTAGTCGAAAGCAATACCTACGAGAAAGACCAGGACACCGACGGAGATCACACCGAATATATCCTTAATCAGATAGGAGAAGTATACTCCAACATGTACAAGCGTGAAGCCTCTGAGCAATCCATCAAGGAAGGACGTCCCACCATGTGGGGATTCCAAACGAATCGTCTGACCAAACCTCTGATTATAGACAACTTAGTGAAATACATTGAAGAACAACTTTATATAGAAAGAGACAATGATACCATCGACGAATACCTCTGTTACGAAAAGAAAAAGAACGGAGCCTTCGGAGCAATAGACGGCAAACATGATGATAAGCTGATGACACGGGCCATCGCTCTTCACATCTCCAACAATATGCCGATACCCAAAATAATAGAAAATAAACCCAAAGCAGCCAAAAGAAAAATCGTATCTGCGGCTACTTTATAAAAACATAACAGTATGATCAAAACATTAGTAAATTACATCCACTACAACGTGGACGAATTAAAATTGAAGTTTGCCATCCGTATGGCAGACAAAGCGCATGCCCAAAACGGAAAACGCTACTTCGTTATGCCAGACGAAAAAGACAAGCTAATAATTATGCACCGCCCATCATTCAAAAAGCTGAAAAATACCGGACGGATGTCATACCATGCCAAAGTAGCAGATCTAAAACGTGAAAGTTTCTATTTCACACCGTACTCTGTCAGTGTAAAGAAACAAAATGATCACCCCTCATTTTGCGAATACAAAGACAATGCATCTTTC